AGGAGTTTCTGGTGTTTTTATGGAGAGCGACGATGCTCTAGTAAAAAGAACACAAAGAAAGCTGGATCAATTACTTAAGAGTGGCACTGCTACTCGAGATGAAGTAGCACAAGCAACTAGAGTAATTCGAGACAGACTAAATGATGTCAATGTCACTAACAGTGTCAGAGATCTAGCAAGTAAAAAGGTTAATGATACTGTCATGCAGTTTGATGGTGCCTTTACAAAAGGCAGAGCCAAAAGACAGGGTATCAAGAGATACAGATATGAAGGTGGCATTATACGAACTTCAAGAGATTGGTGCAATCAACATCAAGGACAAACATATACAGAAGATGAAATCTTCGATATATGGAACGATGATTGGGCAGGAAAAGAACCTGGCGATCCCTTTGTTGTAAGAGGTGGCTATAATTGTAGACATTTCTGGGTGCCCATTGAAGATGAATAAATACAAATGTAAAAGGATACTGATATGACAGACAAAATCATAGATAACACTGAATCAACAGAGACTGGTGCTGTTGAACAGGAGACTAAACCGAGCCAGGAACAGAGCAAAATGTTCAGTCAACAGCAGTTGGATGAAATCGTTGCAAAGCGTGTGGCACAGACCAAAGCCAAATACTCTTATGATCCTGAGGAAGTCACAAAATTAAAGGCTTTCAAAGAATCAGTAGAAGAGGAGCAACTAATCAAGCGTCAAGACTTTGATAAAGTTGTAGCTAAACACAAAGAGAAATCTTCAGCAGAGATTGCTAAACTCAGAGATGAGTTGACAACAATTAAAGTTGATGGTGCTCTTATTAGCTCAGCAAGTAAATTCAAAGCAGTGGCACCAGACCATGTTGCAAAATTGTTAAGAAGTTCAGTTAAATTGGACGACAGTGGTTCAGCTATTGTTATCGATAAGGAAGGCCAACCTAGATATACAGACTCTGCAGAGCCCATGTCCATTGATCAATTAACTGAAGAGTTCCTAGCAAGTAATCAATACTTCAGGTCAGCAGGACCTGCAGGTACAGGTAGTGAGTCAAATGCGGCACCAAGAAGTTCGACAGAAGTTGAACTTTCGCAATTAGACATGACAAATCCTGAACATCGTCAGATTTATAAGAAGATGATGAAGTCAGGTAAACTATAAAGGATAATATATCATGGCAAACGAAAACTATATGTCAACATTAAACTCAGACGGTTTGGTTGTTCCGGTTCGTTCCGCGGCAGTATACCACGCCCATGAGAATTCACTGTTCCTAGGCGGCGAACTTATTCCTGTGGTAAACGCACCACAAGGTATCCTAAGAGTTCCAGAATTAGGCGCAGTAGACGCAGACACAGTATCATCAGCAACAAATGCTGACTTAGAATCTGAGTTACCAGCAGTAACAAAGAATGACATTGTATGTGAATTAATCGCATCAAGAACTGTTATTCGTGACCTAGGAAACATCGACGCAAACGAAGTTGGTAGAGTTCTAGGTATTGCAGTAGCAAAAGCATTTGACCAGTCAGTATACACAGCACTGAACTCAGCAACATCATCAACAGCTGACTCTGTTCCACTATCAGTAGCAGACATCTTTGATTCAGTTGCACAGATTCGTGCAAACGGTGAAATGGGTCCATTATACGGTGTATTAACACCAGCAGAAGCAACTAACATCCTAAAAGAAATCGGAACAGCGGCATTCGCTGGAACTGATACTTTCCAAGCAACAGCTCTAAGACAGGGTTCAATTGGAAACCTAGCAGGTGTTCAGTTCTTCATGAGTTCATACATTACTACTTCAAACACAGCAGGTTATATCTTTGGTGCAGACTCAATGAGAATTGCTATGCAACAAAATATTACTACTGAAGTTGCTCGTAGAGCGGCGGCTGTTGGTAACGATGTTGTAACTTCACTTCACGCAAAAGCGGCTCTTATTGACGCTAACCGTGCAGTTAAACTAATCAATGTATAATAATTGATTATTCAATTATATTGATTACAGTGAGCGGGAGGCAACTCCCGCCCACATAAACTGGAGATAATAATATGGCATTTGCTACAAACAAAGACTTATATGAATATGCATCAGAGGTATTTGATCAAGGCGTGGAAGACTGGTCACCTGAATTAGCGAAAGCTGAAACAGATGTTTCAAATTTTGTGCAGATCAAATGGTATAATAATCATCACAATAGAAAAGATTACTCTAAGGCTAAACTAACTGAGTCACAATGGACAAGATCAACTGTTTACAGAGCTCTTGCTCAGCATATCCTACCCAAATTATCTACATTTAGACCTGAATCAGATCCTTTTCGAGAACAAATTATATTCTACAAGGAAAGATTTGATGAAGAACTAGATATGCAATTTGGTCTGGGTATACAGTATGACGAAGATGGTGATGGTGTTGTTCAGGATGCAGAAGTTCACGAATACAAACAGGATAGGCTATACAGATGAGTTTTACAAACACTAGAGAAGATATTGTATCAGAGATATTTTCAAAACTACGGGCTATGAACTCACCTAGATTAGGTAAGATTGTTCGCGACCCTATCGTTGCAGAAGAACTACCTAAAACAGCCTTTCCTGCAGTTTATATTGAAACTACAGATGAAGACATTGAAGACATAACAATTAATACTAAACAACTAAGACATGGTATGATGGATGTTGATATTGTTGCAATCATTGGTGGAAACAATAGAGACAAGCAAAGAAATATTATAGTTGAAGGAATTGAGAATGCATTGTTAGCAGACAGAACAGTCAATAATAAGGCGACTCATATTGCTCTCACACGAGTTGAGAGCGTTGAAGTGGGGCAATCCGCTCCATATGCAAGTGTAAGAATGGTGTTTACTGTAAAACGCCATTATACAATAACATAAGAGAGGTATAATTATGGCAATTTATCACGGATCAGCAGGTAGTCTGAAATTTAACAGCACCACTGTTGCACAAGTTCAAGAGTGGAGTGTTACACATAACGCAGAAGTGGTTGAAACTACATCATTAGCAGATCAAGCAAGAACATTTTCAAAAGGTCTAGAATCTTTTGAAGGTTCAGCAGAACTATTAGTGGTGTCAGATGGCACAACAGGTTTCACAAATTTTAATGAACAATTAAAAACTGGAACTGCTTTAGAAGCAATTTTCTTCGTTGATGACACTGGTGGAGCTGATGTTAGCTTAACCGGCAATGTGATTGTTTCAAGTGTTGAAACTACAACAACATTTGACGACATCGCTAGAATGTCTGTTACATTTACAGGCACTGGTCGTTTAACAGTTGATGTAAACGATAGTAACTAATTATGAGCATGGCACGCAAGGCAATAACTGGTCTCACAAGAGAAATCAATAATGACTTGCGTGTCTTTGCCCAGGACTTTTTACACAATTTAAAAACTACGACACCCATTAGAACAGGCTTTGCTAGAAGCAAATGGGTATCAACTTATTCTGGCAAAGGTATAGGCTCAGGAGGAAAAATCCCTATTGCTAAAAATGATGCTAGTTATATAGGCGTCCTGGACGGCAAATCACCTCGAGGCTTCTGGAGCAATCAAGCACCACAAGGAGTGGTTGAACCTGCACTAAAGAAAACAAAACTTAAAACAAGGAAAAGATAATGACAACAAAAACAACGACTAGTGTTTTAGATAACGCAAAAGAACATTTTAAAGAATCATTAGCAAATGGTTTAGAAAAGATCAAAGTTCCAGAATGGAACACAACTGTTTATTTCAAACCCAGTGTAAATTTTGCTACTCAACAAAGAGTAATTAAACTACACCAGGAGGGTAAACTTGCAGAAGCACTTGTTGAAACTCTTATTGCAAGAGCATTAGACAAGGATGGTAAGCGAATGTTTGGTATAAATGATGCAACAGAACTTATGCATCAAGTAGATCCAGATGTTATTGTAAGAGTATGCACATACATCAATACATTTGACAAGTCTGGAGAAAAAAGCCTGGGAAACTAGGAACTGACCACGATTTACTATTTTTATATAAAGTAGCTGAAACCGTAGGTCAGACAGTTGAATGGGTAATGAATAATATGTCGGTCTTGGAACTTCAGGGCTGGGCTAAATACTACAAATACCAAGCCCAACAGGCAAAAAGGAAAAGGTAATGGCTGATTATACTATCAATATTAACGCAAAAGACAATACTAAGGCGCAGTTTAGTAATATTAATACAGGACTAGCTGGCATGACTGCAGGTGCAGGCAAGTTTAAAGCGGCTTTAGGTGCGGCAGGTGCGGCACTGGCGGCTTTCGGTATTGGTGCAAAGATCAAAGGTGCTATTGATGACTTCGATAACCTAGCTAAATCTGCTAGAATGGCAGGTGCGACAGCTAGTAACGAAGCCTTCAAAGGTTTTCAAGTTCTACAAACAGCTATGAGCGAAGCTGGTATTGATGCGGCTACATTTGAAAGAGCCATGCTTCAGACTACTTCAAGATTAAAAGCAGGAACTGAAGGACAAAAAAGTTTTGCGGCAGTAACTGATAAACTGGGTGACAGTATATTGGATATGAATGGTAATCTAAAGTCAGGTCCAGAACTATTAAAAGAAATGATGAATGCCCTTAATGCGGGTAAAATTACAACAGAAGAATTTGCTAAAGTAGTTGGTGGTAGAGCTGGACCACTTATTCAACAACAATTTGCAAGTTTAAATACATCAGCAGAAGCATTAGAAGCAACACTGGCAGATGTAGAAGGATCAGCTAATATCGTTCCATTAGGTGCGGCTGAAAATGCAGAAGTATTCAATGATACCTTAGGCAGATTAGGTATGGCTCTAGAAAAATTATTAACTGATGCCATAACACCTCTCTTACCACACCTAACAAAATTTGCACAAGAGCTATTGGCAAATATGCCTGCAATCGTTGATAAAGTATCAGCGGCATTTGGTGCACTTGAACCTGTATTTGGTCTAATAGGCACAGTTCTCACACAGGTTGTATTTCCTGTATTACAAAAAGTATTCGAAGTATTAGGGTTTATAGCAGAAGCTATTAGTCCACTAGTAGATAGTGCAATACCTGCACTAAAAGCTGGATTTGAAGGGTTACAGGGCATCGTTGATGCCATAGTAGGTGCATTTACAAAGGTTGTGGATACACTGGGTGCTATAGGTGATAAAGCAAAAGAACTAAAAGACGGAACTGTTGGTGTATTCACTGACATGAAGGACGGTGTCGTAAATAAAGCTGGCGAATTGAAAGATGGTGTTGTTGATGGTTTTAACAGCATGTATGATAAAGTTTTTGGTGGTTCAATTGTTCCTGATATGGTTGATGGTGTCCTAAGTGAATTCGATAGAATGAACCAGGGTGTTAAGACAACAACTATTGAAATGACAGCCACAGTAACAACTGAAATGGGCAAAATGGGCGATTCAATACAGAACGATTTTGCAAACACACTGGAATCTGCACTATCAGATGGTAAATTAAGCCTATCAGACTTTGAAGGCTTCTTTAAGAAAACTATTACAAATTTAATTACAGAAAGTATTCGTGGCGGTAACGGTATTGGCGGTGCATTCAGCGGTCTATTCGGCGGCGGTGGCGGTAGCGGTGGCGGTATCGGTAGTATGATTGGTAGTATTGCTAGTAGTTTCTTTGGTGGCTTCTTCGCAGACGGTGGTAACTTGGGTGCTAGAAAATTTGGTATTGTAGGAGAAAACGGACCTGAAATAATTACTGGTCCAGCACAAATAACACCCATGTCAGATATGGCAACAGGAGGTTCTGTAAGCATAAACATAAATGCTATTGATACACAAACAGGAACACAATTCCTTCTGGATAACAAAGGACAGATACAGGACATTATTCAGAAAGCATTCAATAGACATGGGAAGGTAGGTATCGTATAATGAAAGACATTTTTAAATATCCAAATGAGTCAAGCACACAATTTATTGATCCAAATTTTATTGGCGATGACACTGAAGGGTTTCAGAAAAGAATAAAAGATCTAATAGACGGAACATATAAAACACATTTAAATTCAACTGCTAAAGGTAGTGTAGCAAACACTATGAACTTTATTGGTAGGTTTCACAATGCAACAGAACTTAAAGAAGATTCAGGTAACCACACAATATATAAGTTCTGGGAGCAACCTCTTATTGAATTTTTAATGCAGTCAAAATCTGGAATAAAGGATATTACAGTTGATCTAGAAACAATAACATCTACATCTGGATCAGATTCTGGTAATGATTCAATTATTCCTAAATTAAGAGTAGAATTTAAAAAACCACACGGTCTTACTACAGGTGATGAACTAAAAATTTTAACTGGTAATACTACATCAGAATGGACGAATTACGACGGCGGAACAGGTGATAAAATATTTGCACAAGTTATAAACAGCACAGAAATACATTTGTCAAATGTAGCCGCACCTAGCACAACAAATGGTTTAACTAGAATGAGTGAGTTTACACTTGGTAGAATGGATAATACAAAATATGATATTAGAACCTTTGGCACAGGTGATAGAATAATAAGAAGAGATACCAGTGCAGGTGCTGGAACAGTATTAAGAACTGAATTAACTGCGGGTGGTGTAGGACTAGTGGAAGGTGACACAATTAAATTAAAACAAACCTTTCATAATACAGCACAGACAGGAACAGTAAATTCAATAACCCCAACCTTTCATTTAAAAGCTGTTCCTGGAACAACTTTTAGTTTTTTATTGTTTACAGATTCAAGTTTTTCAACACCAGCAACTCTCAATGAACAATTAATTAAAACAGCAACTAGAAAATATACATCAGCAGGAACTATTACACTACATGGTGGCACTGGTGCAGGAGACTTTCCATGTAGCTATTCTGATTGGGGTATAAGTGACTCAGAAAAAGCAAATCTTCGGGCTCAAATTCAGCCGGGTGAGGGTTTTGGAAGTGGTTTTTGTAGAATTAAAGCAACTGTAAACAGTGGAACATTTACAGGTAACAGTTCATCTCCTCCGTCGCCAAGGACAGTAACTAAAGCTATTCCAACAAGCATTGATTACACAGATGATTTTGCATGGAGAGCATTTAGTAATTCTTTTGAAATTGCCAGCATAAGAGGACTCTCCAGTCATAATATTCAGGACTTTGTTTTAGCAGATGCTGGTTCAGGTGTTGATGTAGATATAGAAATACAATTTATTAATCCAGCAAGGCCACGGGAAGGCAACCTGTTCCTGCAACTAACAGGAAGGCAAGGAACAGCTGGTATGCATAGAACACTTTCAAATAATACAACAGATGCAGATATGGGAATAATACAGGTAGGAGAAACTACTAGTTTTGAAGTTGCCAGTGCAAACATTTTGAACCCAGGTAATAAAACTTTTTTTAAACAAACAGGTGCATCTACTTTTACAGCAGGTGCAAGATACGCAGGTCATTATTATAAAGCTGGTGATACATCAAGCACAAGCGGAAATACATCTAGTGAAAGTATGCCAGATGATTCAACTATAACTGTAAATTCATCAGGTTTTATAACAGGATTTTCATTTACAGATAGTGTATTCAGAGGCACATTCGCTAATAACGAAGCACACTACTTTCCTATAATTGCGGCGGCAGATACTTATAGTGCACCAGCTGTTAGCACAGCGGCACAGGAAGATGTATTTGATTTAGATACTGAATGGGATACAAATGCATTTTCAACATTAAAAACATGGCCTGATACTGTACTACCTAGTTCAATACAAATGAAATACAATCAACCCAGTCAGACAACACTATCACAAAATGGTGTAAAATATGTTAGAAACTTGGGCTTTACAAAATGGCAAATGGAAGTTACATATCCTCCAATGACAGAATCTCAGTTTAGGTTATATCATTCAGCGGCACAGAAAGCCAAAGGACAATTTGTTCCATTCCAGTTTGATATTATAAAATCAAACAATACTTTTTTCCTAGACTATCATGATGCAAACACAACAACAAATGTTCGTTTAAAAGATGATTCAACAGCTAGTAACAATGTTGTATTACTGGAAGGTTTTGCAAACAATGAAACTATTAATGAAGGTGAAATAATGATTATGGGATCCAACATAAATGGTAATATTCATACAATCACAAACAGTGGTTTATCAAACATATATGGTGAATTTAAAGCTAGACTAGCATATCCTATAGGAACTGCAATGACAGCAAGTCAAACAGCATTCTTAAAACCTGAACATTTTGTAGTAACACTGGGTGAAGATGGTTTTGAATACGCAAAAGATACAAATGGTTTTTATTATGTAAAATTAAAACTTGATCTAGACCAATACAAATAGGAGTAAAATATGGCAAACAGAAGTATGACAGGAAGCCTACTTGCAGAGGCACAGAAAAAAGCTGTAACATTTTTTGATCTAGTAAAAATTAAAGTTCCTCATGACAGTGAAAGAGGATTTCATATAACAAATGCACCTTTCGATATTGTCTTTACACATGATAGTCAAGCAGAAACATATGGTGCATTTGGACAACTTCTATCATTGGATGCATTTGAAGAGAATGCAAGTTTTGAAATACCCAATATAAAAATTACTATAAGTGGTATTTCTGCACATGACAATAATGATCAAAACTTTGCAACAAAGGTATTGGGTCTAGATTATATTGATAGACCTGTTACTATTTTTAGACAGTTTTATGATACAGAACATAACCTAGTAGGAACAGTAGAAATATTTGAAGGTCGTATAGGTGATGTAAGTATTGTTGCAGACAGTGAACAATGTTTAGTTACCCTAACTATTGCAAGTAATTGGCAGGATTTTGACAGAGAAAATGGCAGATTTACAAATGAAAATAGTCAAAAGAAATTATTTTCAGGCGATGAAGGAATGCAGTTTGCAAGAGAAGTGCAAAAGGAAATTGAATGGAAACCTTAAAATCAGTTATTGCAAAAGATCATATTAGATTATCAGCAAAAAGAAAATATTGCTGGGGTATACATGATTGTGCAACATTTATTACAAGATATCATGACGCTGTTTACAACACAAATACAACTTGTTTAGTTGAAAATAAATATTCAGACAGAAGAACAGCATTGAAATATCTTAAAACAACAGATAGATTTTTACCAGATTGGTTACAAAGAAATAATTACACACAAGTTGAAGAAGCTGAATCAGGCGACATACTTATACAACCAATTGGTTCTGAAAACAATCATTATGTCCATTGTTATATCTTTCTAAATGGACTTGCTTATAATTTAAATCAAACAGGCATAACAGCAATAGTTCCTAAATTTACACACACAGTCTGGAGACATGCATGAAGTTTTTAACTTATATAATACCATTATTGTTTATAGTCAGTCCTGCTATGGCAATGCCTTTGGCAGCGTTAGTAACAGTTGGTGCCGCCGCATTCAAATCAGCCGTGGTTAATTTTATTATAAGTGCTGTGGTTGGAGCGGCAGTTAGTTCTATATTTGGTGGTGGTAAAAAACGACAAGCCACTCAGGCGGCCCGTAGTCGTAGTATAATGGTCAACAAGAACAGTTCAAATGAACCTATTCCTGTTGTATATGGTAGAAGAAGAGTAGGTGGCACAAGAGTATTTGTGGGAACTAGCGATGGTTCAGGAGGTAGTGGATCAAATACACTAAACATAGCACTAGCATTATGTGAAGGACAAATGGGTAATCTTAAGAAAATATATTTTAATGATCAAGTAGTATTTGATGGCACACTAACACACGGCAATACAGTTACAGATTCAAATGATGTATCATCAAACAAATATGAAGCTACATTTGAAATACAATACATGGATGGTAGAGATGATCAGACTGTTTCAACAACACTACAAAATTCAATAGGTAGTTCAACCTGGACAAGCAACCACAGATTAAGAGGTGTTGCATATTTGGGTATAAAACTAACAGCAGATGCAGACAAGTATTCAGGTGGTGTTCCTACTATAACAGCAGAATTGGATGGTAAGAAGATTACAAGTACAGCAGACTTTAGTTCAACAGTTGATGGTGCAGATCAAAATCCTGTTGATGTTCTAAATGATTATTTAACAAACACAAGATATGGTAAGGGTCTTGTTGCAGGAGATATTGATCAAACATCATTTACAACGGCTAGAGCACATATTGTTGCCAACAGTAATTTTTATAAAATAAATGGTGCCCTACAAACAGATATACCTTTATATGAAAACATACAAGAAATACTTAATGCAAGTAACCTAATATTGGTATACACCAACGGAAAATATGTTGTAAAAAATAAGAAACAGAATGAAACAGCAACATATACAATTACAAAAGACAATATAATTGATGCAATGCAGGTAGACATGCCCACTAAGAAAAACAAAAAGAATAAAATTACTGTAACATTTCCTGATGCATCAAGTGACTACAACTATAATGAAAATATTAAGGTTGTGGATGATAGTTCATTTTTAACAGCAGATAACAATCAAGTTTTAGAAAGTCGTATAGAACTTGATCTAGTTACTGATGCAACACTAGCAGAAAGTTTAGCAACATATAAAATGAAGCTAAGTAGAAATACACTAGCAGTTAGTTTTACAACAGCACATACTAATCTACCAATTGAATGTGGTGATATTATTAAAATAATTAACAGTGATTTTGGTTTTTCCGATTCAGACAATAAGTTATTCAGAGTAATACAAATGGAAATAACCACAGAGGCCACAATCAAATTTGTGTGTCAAGAATATAACAGTAGCATAGAGTTAACATAATGAGTAAAATTGTATTTTCAGGTGGCACAGGACAACAAATATTACCACAGGGTGAAGATGTTGCAAGTAATCTTGCCTCTGCCACACAAACACTAACAAACAAAACAATTAGTTTTGGTTCTAACACAATTACAGGTAATTTAGCAGACTTTGGCATAGCATGTACAAATGATGGAATTGTTGGGCTAAATTCCGCACAAACAGTAACAAACAAAACAATTGATGCAGACAGCAATACATTATCAAATATTGAAGTAGATAATTTAAAAGCAGGTGTTTTAGACACAGATATATCAAGTGTTAGTACTAGTGATGATACTTTAGCATCAGCAAAAGCAATTAAAACTTATGTAGATGCACAGATAATTACAAAAGACAATACAGATGAGATAACAGAAGGTTCATCAAACTTATATTTTACAGATGCAAGAGCAAGAGCGGCTATATCAGCAAGTGGTAGTTTATCATATAATTCATCTACAGGTGCATTAACTTATACACAAGGTGATACAGATACAGTTTCAGAAGGCAGTTCTAATTTATATTTTACTGATGCAAGAGCAAGAGCAGTTAGTATTGAAAATGTTTCAGAAGACGCAACACCACAACTTGGTGGTGATTTAGATGTTAATGGTAATAAAATTACAAGTGCTTCTAATGGTAATATTGATATTGAACCACACGGAACAGGTAATGTTTTAATTGGTAATTTAACATTCAATGCAGATCAAACAGTGGGTGCATCACAAGATAATTTTGTTTTAACATATGATAACACAACAGGACTAATAAATTTAGAAGCAAGTTCAGTTACTGTTGGAACAGAGATAGACGGCGGCACTTACTAATGACTCCGGAGCAACTAAAAACTAGGGCCGTATGGAGTGCTAAAAGGTTTGGAGGTGAAGCAGACCCTAAATATTATGCATTTGTGGCTCTGTTCGAGAAACCTCCCAGACTTATGCCCACAAGCTACCTATCTTACCTCATAGTTGCAAAAGAAGGTTATATTGTAGTAAGTAACAACAAAACATATGAACCCCTAAAAGACGCTAAAATCGTGTGGATGAACCCTAAATGGGCTAGGGCAGTAAGCAGAAAGATCAGACAAATACATCAATTTGGCAAATATCAGCCCAGTCTTCGTATGTTACAGTCTAGAAAAAATAAACTTGACAAAGAAGGCGTGTTAGTATAGTATAAGATATAGTTGTTTGATTGCTTGAGATAAATAACTATGTAGTCGAGAAGGAGATAACGCAGGTTTTCGCTATTTTAACTCATAGGTGTAAAGTATACATTCAATGTATTCTGACATTGTAGCCTGCACTGAATCATAACAATCTCGCAAATAAGTTGAAGTTACTTCAGTTTCTCCTTACACATACAGGTTTGCCCATATTCCTTCTTGACTATTCCCTAACATGATGTTAGGATACAACAATAAACAAACAGAAAGGACTTACAATGCATTATTTTCCCATAAAATACAAAGAATTTAGACATTCACAAAGAAATGGTAT